TATCAAGGATGGTCTCTACCGAACCTGTGTGAAGGAGGGTGATGGACTGCTTGAGCTTGCCGTAGGCCGTGGCGGTGACCTTCTCAAGTGGAAGCGCACCAAGCCGTCTAGGGTTGTGGGTCTGGACGTCTCTAACTCCTGCCTGATCTCGCCCCGTCAGGGAGCCTGCGTGCGATACATCAAGGAGAAGGCTAAGCACCCTACCGAGTACATTCCTCCTGTGCTGTTCATCTGCGCAGACATGACCGATCCGCTCTTTGAGGGACCTGAAAAGTACTCTACAATCGTGATGGGATCTAGCCCTGCACCGACACCGTACTTGGAGACCTTTGCAGGAAAGACCGAGTTTGATGTGATCTCCTGCCAGATGGCGATCCACTATGCCTGCGAATCCGAGGAGAAGTTCAAGCAGTTTGCGACCAATCTTGAGAACCACGGAACAGGTATGTTCTTCGGTACGTGCTTGGATGGTGCTGCTGTCTATTCTCTGATGCTCGGCAAGCAGAGCCATATGTTCCGATCAGGCTCTCAGGTCTTTGGTGAGTTCGTCAAGCAGTATGACGATGGATCTGGATGGAACGAGGAGTTTGGAAATCCGATCTCGGTTCACCTTGAAAGCTTTGAGCAGCCTCAGAAGGAGTACCTAGTTCCCTTTGACAAGATGGTCAAGGTCCTTGAAGAGCATGGATACAAGCTGATTGCAAGCAAGATGTTCGGAGACCACTACGCTGAGCAGAATACGATCCTGCTCACCCAGGAGCACCAGGCATTTAGCTTCCTTCACCGAAGCTTTGTGTTTGAGCGATCCAAGGACAAGCCCAAGAAGTCTGAGCGTCAGGAGGTAGAGATCCCGATGGCTGAACCCGAGACGCCAAAGGAGGAGGTCAAAGACGAGCGCAGTGAGCAGGAGAAGCCCACTGATGTTAAGCCTGTCAAGAAGAAGGTTGTGCGAAAGGTCGCCGTACCTGGAGCTGAGCCAGTACTGTTCTTTGGAGCCGACGAAGGCAAGGGTGAGTGGCGTATGCTCTCAAACATGTACGAGGCACCCTTCCAGGTGGACTCCATCACATTCCCGACAGTAGAGCATTACTTCCAATGGGCCAAGGCTAAGCAGTTTGGTGATGGAGGAATTGCAGACAAGATCTTGAAGACGCCTTCACCCAAGGCAGTCAAGGCTTTGGGAAAGAAGGTCAAGGATTTCGTCAAGGAGGAATGGGACAAGACTAAGGATGGCATCATGCGAACGGCAGTAAAGGCAAAGTTCGTACAGCACCCCGATCTGAAGACAAAGTTGATCGAGACTGGAACCCGTCCGATTGGCGAGGCATCTGCGCGTGATAAGTACTGGGGCATTGGAACCTCTGCGGATACTGCAAAGGCAAACGATCCTGCAAAGTGGCCTGGTAAGAATGTTCTTGGAAAGATCCTTCAGGAGCTGCGGACAGAACTTAAGGAGTAAACGATTGAATAGTAACAATGAAATACCCAAACATTCTATTCTTCAGACATGAGGAATATGCGGAGATTGACACATTTCTCAGTGTGAATGAGGAGAAACTCAACTGCACCGTGAACCCAACTTCAAATAAAGATGACATCCTGAAACTTTTTGACAGTAATTATCACATTCTTGTGACCTATGGAAAAACGGTTGAAGAGTATTATGCATCTATGCACAGGTATGTTGCAAATCGATTTCGTCTGAGGTGGATTCACTTTGATAAGATTGATATCGATGCATTCAATCGTGGCGTGAACTATTGTTACATTCACACGACCCTACTTCCTCACGAGATGACACGTCCAGTTTTTTCTGCATTCACAACCTGCTACAACTCGTATCAGAAGTTCCTTCGCCCGTATATGAGCTTGAAGGATCAGACGATGAATGACTGGGAGTGGGTTGTATTGGACGACTCTCCTGATGAAAAGCACTTTGACTTTCTGAAGAAGATCGTGGGTGGAGACAGTCGTGTTAGGTTGTATCGTCGTGCTTCAAACAGCGGTAATATTGGTAACGTGAAAAATGAGGTCGCTTCCTTGTGCCGAGGCAAGTATGTTCTTGAGCTAGATCACGATGATGAGATCTTGCCTGACCTGTTTAATGATGCTGTAAAGGCATTTGAGACTGATCCTGAAGTTGGATTTGTCTACATGGATACGGTTCATCTATACGAGGATATGAAGACACACTCCTATGGAGATCATTTTGGCCTTGGATATTGCGGATACTACTGTCAGAAGTTCAGGGGCATTTGGGTTAATGTCATCTCTACACCCAATATTAACAATATCTCGGCAAGTCATATTGTCGGTCTTCCAAATCACCCTCGTATCTGGAAGCGATCAGTTCTGAATGAGATTGGAAACTACTCTGAGTATCTTCCTATCTGCGATGATCAGGAACTCATTCTGCGAACGATTGTGAAGACCAAGACTGCCCGTGTCCACAAGTTTGCATATGTTCAGTACATGAACGACGGCTGGAACAACTTTTCACTGATCCGAAACTCTGAGATCAATCGCTTAGGTCCGCAGTTCATTGTCCCGCAAGCATATCGCGAGTACAAGATTGATGAACGTATGAAGGAGTTGGACGCATTTGAAACTCCTACTGGATATGCATGGACACAAACATGGAAGAAGGAGAACTTTGAATACAAGTACTGTAATAGCGTGTTGAACTTTGACTACGATAAGCAGTATTGCATTCTCGGATACGATACTTTGGTTGATAATATAGAGACCATTCGTGATCTCTATAGTAACAAACGTTATGACTTTTTCGTATTGGAAAATGGAATGCCCAAAGAAGATCTATGTGCGCATCTTGATCGCCTGGGACTTGACCGGATGAAGTGCTATGCATTACAGGATTGTACTTGGGAAGAGCTTCGCAAGTATTTCATGTTTGTCTGCAAGAGCACTAAGGAGTTTGAGATTGTTGGCGATAAAACTCCTCATACGACATCGTCGGAGCCACCGGCTGAGACGTTTCAGGAATGTACCGTTGATGTAGCTTCTGAGCTACAATCTGAGTCGCCTGCTCAGGAGTGATCTCACCCTTCTCAATCTTACGCTTCAGAGCGAGCATCTCAAAAAAGGTCGCATCTGTGCGATCCTCTGCATGCATCTGAAAAAGGGAAGGGTAGTTGAAGTAGAGGACCTGATTGTCCTGCTGAAGCTTCTCTTCGTATTCCTGCTTGTTGTTCTTCAGACGCGCCCACTTCTTCTTTGATGCATCCATGTTTCGAACGAGTGCCTGGATCTGTGTTGCTGTAAGATCCTGATCGTTAATTCCGCGCCGACCGGCCTCTACTTCTTGCGGTGTAAGTTCTCGTGCTGCCATATTTATACTAAGATCAGTGGCTTTAACTGAGTCATTAATGACGCACATTCATCGTGGGTTGTCATTCCCGTAAGAATGATCTGACCCGTTCGGAACACCTTTGCAATCCACTTGGTTTCTGGAAAGTAGATCTTGACTGCAGGATATACTGCAGGTTCGTAGACAGTTGTAACACCCTTACCACGCAGAGCAGCATAGAGAGTATCCCTTGACAAATTTGTACTCCCAACGAGCTTTGTCTTGTAGTTCATCAGGACCACACGACGAATCTCCGTCCATTCTCCCGAAACTGCTTCGGGACACGTTGTTATGATATGATTCTTGAGCAGGCTGGTCACGTGTCGGTCATACTTTTCATCCAGAACGCCTGTGATATGGAATACTCCATTCTGAAAGATCTTGACCGTAATCTCCTTGCGAAGAAGAGTTCCGTCACCATCGGACAGTACCACCAAGGTAATTGAGTTATGTCCGAAACCAGTGGTTCGCTTTGGCGGGGTCGTCTTTGCTCGGCGCTTGATCAGATCTCGCTTTGAAGACCCACGCTTGACTATACCTTGCTTCTCAATCTTAATGATGTCCGTCGTAAGGGGCAGGGTGTTCGCAAGGACGTCGGTGTTCAGCTTGACTCCCATCGTGTACAAAACGACCATCGTTGTTAGTGTTGGGTTCTCCATGATACCTCCTGACTGTGTAGACCCAATCAATTTCGTTTTTCCAGGCCTGAGAGAAAGACAGTGGGAATCGCGAAACAACTATGCAGTGAAAGTTGCGAAGTGCCTTGCGAAGAATGACTTCCTCCATTGGGGTAAGCATCCACCCTTCTAGGTATCCAAGCCAAATTGTTCCTCCCTTTTGATGAGATACAATTGACTTGATTGCATCAACAAAACCATCCTCTAACGAAAGACGAGAGATATCGTAACAGTCTGCTGGTTTTGGAATTGGATATGTGTAGACGGACAACATTATTACATTTCTATGTCGATGTTTAAGCGTTAGGCTCAAGCGTATGCGGACGCTGGATTGCACTCTTAAGTCCAAGAGCCGCAAGAGACGCACCTGTGCAGTTGCAGCCTGTAGCAAACTGGGGGTTGCGGGTAGCACCACAGGTCAAGCACGTGTTATAGCCCTTGCCCTGGAGCTGCTTGGCATTGTAGATCGCACCAAATCCAGTCGGGTCTGCCGCCATCTTGTCGTTGATTTCGGGGAGCTGGGCTGACGACAAACATGGCATCGTGTTCGTGATCTGAGACGCCTTTGCATTCCTAGGAAGTTCAGCCTGGGCGACCGCCTGACCAGCCGTGTACTGATTGTACATCGCAGCATCCTGTACATTGTGACCGCCACCATGCAGGTATCCAGATGATCCGCGAGTAGATGGGGCGTTCAGAACCAGAGCGCAAGCAGTATTGGCAACTGCGGTCTCGAGATTGCCCGATGCGGCAATACGCTTGATAATCTCGGTCTGATGGCTTGCAGTACGGTGGGGGCGAGTATCCGTGATGGTCACCATTCTCTGCTTGTATCGTCCAAGGTATTCACTATAAGACGACATTTACTCTTATTTAGTAGGTAAAAAAGAATGGAGCGGGTGAAACTCAGGATTCAAATTCCCCGTATCCAAATGTGTTCAAATGAACACTGCTTTAATTTTTCAAGATATATCTATTGCCTCCGTTGTTATTCGGAAGACTACAGCCTAGACATTCGGGTGTGTGAAGAAATGACGCCTACAGCACTCCCGAGTAAGCCCAAGGTCATTCATAGCGCGCCCCTCAGCAGTGATGGTAGTCGTCTTCGTAAGATATACTAAGTCGTCTTTCTCCGGTCGCCCATCTTGTTTGCGATACTTGGCAACCATGTCGAGAAACGTCTTCCATTTGCCTGCAATAGGGAGATTGCACGTATAGCAGCGAACAGGAATAGGGAAATCCATTGTACCTTCTCTCTTGTTACTCAGCTTGGTTCCGTTTTTCTTGTCTGCCCGAAGAACAATGAGGATTCCCCAGAAGTGGCTGCTCGTCTTAGTTGTTCTCGCCGTCGTCCTTGCATTTGCGTATATTACTCTGACCCCGAATCGTATGCGGGAAAAGGTTGATTCTGATATTGCCAAGGTCAATGCTCGGTTTACTCCATCCGAGTCAATCGATCTATCTATGGCAATGAAGATCCTGACCCACGATCCCCCTCAGATGCTCAACCCTCCTGAGAAAGTCCCGCCCCTGCTTATGTTCCCTCCGTCCGCCGAGGACCTTGCGAAGTTGTCTGGCGAGTAAGTAATGAGCACATTGAAAAAGTGGTTACTTATTATCATCGTGACCATTGCATTACTCCATACGGTTGGTGGTGGATTTGCTGATATGTTTGGATCTTCATTCTTTACTGCCGCTCATGGGTGGAATGAGGGACTGATTTATATGCTGTTGGCACTCGTAGTTGCGATTGCCGTCAAGTAATTACCACATGATCTCCATCTCCTGCGCACTCCAAAACTCTGACGTATTATTTGGAAGCTGTCGCCGGATGATAAACGGCAACTTCCTGTCCGCCACTTCCTTCTTGGCAACTGACCACACAAACATGGGGTCAGATGTCTTCATTCCCTTCAAGTCAATCAAAGGCTTAGCTCCCTCTGCCAACTGCTGAGCGCGTGTCGCGATGAGCGTTGTGTATTCATACTTGGTAAAGAACGGACGAGTAATACGTGGCTGCTTAATCATCTCTGCAACCTCAGCACGAAAGACAGGCTTTACTTCAGGGTGTAGGTCAGTCATTTTGTCTTACTCTTGGTTAGGACTTCTTTTGTCCGTTTTACACAAATGCCCGTTCTACCTGCGTCGGCTTCTGATTTTACGACATGGTCTCGTGCAAATTCCGTTCTCCCCAGTGCTGGAAAGGCAACCAAGGCAACGGTTACAACCGTTAATGTCTCTGTTGCTTCGATTGTTGCGACGGCTTCTAAGGTTGCAGTAACAGCCGCACCCAAGACGGCTATATATGTTGCGCCGACTGTGGTAAGTCGTGGCAATAAGAAGGGTGATTAAAAAAGTGTAAGAGATAAACAATGCCTACTCTCTCGGCTTCGGATTATACTAATTATGTTAAGGCACAGGCCGCCGCATATGCCTACCGCGATGGATTAGTTCCTACTCGTATCCAGACGAGCGCACAGCCTTATATCAATAAGTCTACTCTCAATGCCCAGCTTCTTGCGAGTCAGGCTGCATATGTTGTAAATCCGCCATTGACGTTTGTTAACACAGTGGGTACTACGGTTAGCTCCGTTTCTGCAACAACTCTCACAGCTGCTTCTTCAGATGGTACAAACGTCACGTATACTTCTTCAGTCGCACATGGACTGACGGTTGGTTCAATTGTGACAATATCCGGATTTGCAACAGCAACTACATTGAACCTTTCAAATCAAGTCGTTATTGCATCTGGACTTACTGCTACTCAGTTCAAGGTAGCGAATACGGTTGCTGCGACTTCGGAGTCTGGATCAACGACGGGGCGTATCAATGGTTATGTATACTACACAACTGCCGCGGCACATGGGTTTTCAACAACTACAAATAACCTGACAATTAGCGGATTGTCAACCGCAGCTTTCAATTTTTCATTAGTGACTGTGGCATTAGTTCCTAGCACAACTGTCTTTGCAATTGCTACATCTGCAACTGGAGCTGCGATTGCAAGTAGCGCTGGCGGAATATTGAAGATCACCGTATACACGAACTCGAGTAAAACAATCACAGGAATTACCCGTGTCATGCCCTACAATGGCAAGGGATACGTGAATCAACCCAAGGCCCTTTCAACGGTTCACAATTCTACGAGCACCGTTCAGAGCTCTGGTAAGTTTGCTCAGGTCGGTGGCTTACCCCTGACATCTGCAAAGTCGGATGGTGTGTATGCCCCTGTTGCTCACCTCGCTCGCGTTGATACCAAGGCTACTGGTGCTTATGCAAAAACTATTCCTGGTGGTTCTTACACGAATAACATTAATACTGGCATTAATCCTTAAGGCCCACGTGCCGTCTGCTTCCACGTAGCATCACAAATAGCACACTGATACATCCACACAACATTTTTAGCATCAAGCTTGATGCCGACAATGTTAGACTCCTTACCCTTTGTAGCGCACACCGGATTCGGACACTTCATATTCGTGAATCTCGGTAGTGTTGGGTCGTGCTTCAGGTACGGGTTAATTGAGTACTGAATCGAGGTATCTTGCAGAAGATCGTGATCATACACCACGGGATTGTCCTTGGTAATCGGCTCCTCGTACTCACACTGCCGACACTTGAGAAAGGCTGACCCATCTCGCTCTTCGATGTTGTACATCATATTATCGCACTTGATACAAAACTTCATTCTGTACTTAGGTCTCCTTGTACTAAAGGGCTTCCATTTTTTACGAAGCCTATCCGCGTTCAAAACGGATGGTTGGTCGCAAAGTAATCGCCGTATTTATCACAGGATGCTGAAGTCCAAGCTAAAAGACTTTCTCGATGGTACAGGAAAAGACGGCGATTCAGATAAGAAAAGGAATGGTCGAAAGGCCGAAGGCGACAGCGCGACTCACACCGGTATGTCCGGTGGTGCGTGGCGAATTGACGAAGATGATATGGACGAGTTCTACAAGCTTTACTGCGAGTACATCAATCACGGACATGGTGCTCTACACATGACAGAGAAGAGCACTCGTATTGGTGCAATGAGGGTTGATCTTGACTTCAAGTATAATGGGCGTATTGATAACCATCTACACACTCAGGAGCAAGTGATTAACTTTGTAAAAGCCTATATGGATGAGGTCAAGAAGTTCTTGGTTATTCCAGATGCAGTTGAGCTCTTTGTGAGCGAGAAACCAGAGCCTACGTTCTATCCTGCTGGAACAGACAAGAACAAGTCTGCTAATGACTTCTCTAAGTCGGGTCTTCACATCGTAATTCCTGTTCTGAAGACTAACCATTTTGTCGAGGAGGAGATCCGTCGTACGTTGCTCAAGCGTATGGATGAGTTCTTCCCTGGCCTGCCGCTAGCAGACAAGTGGGACAAAGTCTATGATGAGGGAATGCTGATGCACACAAAGCCGTGGACTCTACTGGGTTCAAAGAAGAAGGAGGGTACGCCGTATCAGATCAAGTACATTCTCGACTGGGTGCCTAGTACGTCTGAGATTAGTGTCGACGAGAACGTACCCGTACAGATCACACCAGATCTGCTTCGTCAGATGTCGATCCGATCTAGTCCGTCCGCGGAGACGCCTATGATTGAGGAAGCCGCTGCTCGGTTCAGGAAGAAGGCGGAACAGGAGGAGATCAGGGCATCGATGGGTCAGCAGCGAGGGCGCGCCGCGACTCGAGAGCCAGGAGAGAAGCGTGGATCACGTGCATCAACACCCGAGCGAAACACGTATCGTCTACCGCTCTCAGACGATATGATATCTTATTATCGCGACCACGTGATGAATCTTGCAGCGTTCCGATACACGAACTACGAAGACTGGATTAACACGGGTATCTGTTTAAAGAACATTCATCCGGACTCTCTGGAGGCGGTCTTCTACGATTTCAGCGCCCAGTATGAGAACTACGATCCTCGTCTGGCGCAGTCGAAGTGGGACAGCTTCAGCTTCCGAACGAATGGTCCGGTGCTCTCTGAGCGTAGTCTCCGTATGTGGTCTCGAATGGACAACCCAGGTGAGTACGATAAGATTGAGATGAAGAACATCGATGAGCTCGTTGAGGAGGCTACGAAGACGATGACAGAACACGACATGGCTCGCGTGGTCTTTGCGATGTTCCGCGATGAGTTCAAGTGCTCGGACTATAGTCAGAATGAGTGGTATCGCTTCGTGGGTCACGTATGGAAGATCACCAAGAAGGGCGTTGGTCTTCTTGCAAAGCTATCCAGTGACGTCTGGAAGAAGTTTGTGGAGAAGGAGAACGAGATGGGGCGTCTGAAGGAGGTCACGGATCCTTGCTCATGTGGAGGCAAGAAGAAGGGTGAGGAACCTGCTGAGCCTTGCGAGATGTGTAAGATTGAGAAGCGGAAGCAGAAGTACGTGGATGCACAGAAGAAGCTGAAGACAACCGCATTCAAGAAAAATGTGATGGAGGAGGCACGTCTGTTGTTCCTTGACGAGGAGCTGTCCGTCAAGCTCGATACAAATAAGAACCTGATTGCCTTTAACAATGGAATCTTCGACACGCTGAACATGGAGTTTCGCGATGGTAAGGCCGAGGACTATCTGAGCTTCACAACAGAGCTAGATTATCACAAGGATAAGCACTATACTGATTACGCTTGCTGGAAGGATCTTTGGAAGTTTCTCAGCAGCATTCTTCCTGATCCAGAGGTTCTAAATTACTTCATGGCTCACCTTTCAACCTGCATGGTAGGTGGCAATCCTGCGCAGAAGTTTCACATCCTGACTGGATCTGGTTCGAATGGCAAGTCGATGCTGGTCATCCTGATGGCGACATGTATGGGAACCTACGGATGCAAAGCACCGATCACCCTAATCACACAGGATCGCAGCAAGGCCGGTGTGGCAAGTCCTGAGTTGGTCCGTATGAAGGGCAAGCGCTTCGTCACGATGCAGGAGCCCGAGGAGGGCGCCAACATTAAGACGGGTCTGATGAAGGAGCTGTCTTCTTGCGAGAAGATCACCGCACGTGATCTGTTTGCTGGCTCAAAGGAGATGATTGACATTGAGATCCAGGCGAAGTACCACGTGTCTTGCAACAATAAGCCAAAGGTTGATACACAGGATGGAGGTACGTGGCGTCGTTTGCTAGTGATTGACTTTCCTAACAAGTTTGTTCCGAATCCTACGGCTCCGAATGAACTGCCGGATGACAAGACCATTCAGATGAAGGTTGAGAGTACGGAGTGGGCGGAGTGTATGATGAACTATCTGGTTACGATCTTCAAGGAAGGTCATGGGTTCAGGAAGCTACATGTTCCGGACAAGGTCAATCTGAGCACGAGCGAGTACAAGAGCGAGACGGATGTTGTAGGACGATTCATTACAGAACACTTTCACCCGCTAGAAGGTGAAGATAAAGGAGAAGTGACTACCACTGGTCAGATTAATCGTGATTTCCAGAAGTGGAAGCAAGAGAACAACTTTACTCACGGATCAACCGCCGAGCTGAAGAAGCGTCTTGAAGCTAAGTATGTCCCGTATCCTAGGAACGGCTGGACTTCTTTCCGATACGGGAGCGCTTAGTCTTATTACGGCGGGACTTACGACGGGCGCCGATGGCGGGGGTTGTCGGGTCGGCAGGTGCAGGAGCAGGTGCAGGTGCAGTAGGGCTTGAGAAGAAGTTACCCATTTTATAAAATCGCGTTATTTTTTAATGAACGGCAAGTTGAACATCATTCTTGACATCGACAACACGCTACTTGAATTTATGGTAAAGGATGCTCCTTGGAAGGACCTTCCCGAAGAAGAACGCAAAAAGTATGACTTCTATCAGGGGTTTGTTCTACGACCTGAGTTATGGGACTTTTTTGCATGGATGAAGAAGCTCGCAAAGACCGTGAACCTTTGGACGCTGTCTGATCGCGACTATGCAAACTGGGTCAAGGAAATCATTGAGGAAAAAATGGGCGAAGGATTCATCACTCATGTTTGGTGCGACGAGGATGATGCAGAAGCAAAGAACTTCCCCGAACCTAGGACGGGTATTCAGAAGAACCTGAATTGGATTTGGAGTCAAGGCATCTTTAAGCCGTGTGATACAATTCTGATTGACGATTATGAGATTAACATTAAGAACCCAGCCAACTATCGTAACGGAATCCAGATAAGGAAATTCGCGTTATGGAGTCGTGTAACAAAGAGGGATCCGTTCGGTCCGTATAAGGATATGTCAAAGGATCGTGCTTTGCTGGACGTTGTGGATGAACTAAAGAAGATTGATCAATCTAAGTTATGCGAAGGTGATTCTCGTCCTCTTGAGAATCAGGTGTTACGTGTTAGTGTTCCGGGCGGTCGCAGGAAGCGGACTCGCAAGTCTAATCGCGCTTGGCGCCGATCCGGGACAGCACGTAGGTACGGAGGAGGCCGATCGTGAACACGACCAGCACGAACGAGATAACCAGGTTGACGAACGCAGCGAGCACGTCAGCGATCTTGAGCGTCACGCCACCCATCGTGACCGAGAAGGACGAGAGGCCCTTGCCCGCCGACGCGGCCGGGGCGAGGAGCGGGGTGATGATGTCATCGGACAGGGCCTTGAAGAAGTCCCCGACCACACCTCCGAGATAAAACGACGCCGTGAGGATGATGATGTCCCGAGTGTCAAGCATTTTTATTATGAATGATATACTTTATTTCATAAGGACAATGGACACTAGGTTCTGGGGACCCAGTGCATGGCAACTGTTTCATCTAGTTGCGTTCAAATCGGACCATCCAGACGACGTACTAAATCAGATGAAGGATGTTTTGCCTTGTAAGTTTTGCAGGGCTTCCACGACTGAGTTTGTCTCCAAACACCCCCTCCGTGGCGACCCTGGCAAGTGGTTGTTTGACATTCACAACATGGTCAACCACAAACTACGGACCCAGTGCAAGGATGATCCTGCGGTGATTAATCCTGGTCTCGACCCTGACTTTGCTGATGTGAAGAAGCACTACTTATCCTTGAGACCTACTGCTGTGCCTGGTGGTGACTTTCTGAGTTCGATTGCAGCAAACTACCCTGATGACCCTGAACCTCAGCAGATGGCGACTCAGAGGACCTTCTTGCATGCTCTTCATCACGAGTATCCGTTTCCTGAACTTCGCAAGGTCTATGCAGACTACATCACGAAGCATGAACCTGAGTTGGGATCCCGCAAAGCATATATGAAGTGGATGTATGGATTGTTGTCGGCCTTATCGAAAAAGGTGGGAACTCGTATGCCAACCTTTAAGGGATTTGCTCACCATCTTGCGTATTTCAAGAGCGGATGCTCTAAAAAGACGTACCATGGAAAAACGTGCCGTAAGACGGCAGGTGGGCGTACTAAAGATCGTGATCACAGAAAGACATTCCGAGTGAGTCACGCTACTTTGCTTTCTTAGGTTGGTTTGCGGTCATTAACCGAGCATGGCGAGCAGAATATACATCTGCCTTCTTTTCCTTTGCAGTTTTCTTCGTCTCACGACGAGTCTTGGGCGGATCCATGAGGACTAGTTATTAGTCTTCTTAGATTCCGTTTTAGTACATCTTGCCACCACGGCTCTTGCGACCACGGCGAGTGCGGCGGCGGCCGCCAACATTGGCGGCGTCCTGGAGCGGCGCCTTGACGTCACCCGCGCGCGGCATGATGTCGGCGTCGGCGCCAAAGTCATCGTACGGCTGGACATCGCCGCCCTTCATCTTGTAGGTCTTCTTGGCCAGCTTGAGCACCTGGCCAAACTTCATGCCCTTGTGGGACTTCATCGTCTTCTTCACGTGCGTGAGCCATGCATTACGCTTTCCACCCTCAGACATTTATTACACTTACAACAAAACTTATTGCAGGCCCTTCGGTTTTTCAACGAACCCCGGGGCGGACCTTGAACTATCAAACAGGAGCCATTGGCATCCATACGCGAATGCAATCTGGGGATCCAGCGTCTCCTTGCCAAAGGTAGGGTCGGGGGCGACAAGGGAAATTGCATTGCGGTTGAAGGCAACCAACTCTGCCTGATCGTGAGGGTGCATTGCCTGTCCATAGAGGAGACGTCTGACACTGGACTCATTCCAAGACAGGTTTACCAGTGGCGTCAGTTCGCATCCCTGAACATCTGAGACAATGATCAGTCGGTTCTGGATGTCGTCCAGCAGGGTATTAGCCGTCACGCCCTTGACAAGGTGACGACGGACAGTTGTCAGGAGACACTCTGCTGCTTGGTTGAGGGTGACATTGTTGTTCGTATGCGACACGATGGACAGAATGAACGGATCCGACGTGCTGTTCCATGCCTGAATCAGATCTACGCAGACTGAATCAAATGTCCAAAAATCATATGCATAATCATATCCAAGATTCTGAGAGTTTTTAGCTACACATGGCTTTCCGTTCTCATCTGCATAGAGATGGACTTCTAGAAGGCGACGCCCACTTGCGATAACATCCTTCACGTCTTCAAAGACACCGCCCGTGACATAGTAATCGCAAAGACGCTTGCGCTCAGTAAGTTGAACTTCCTTATGAGTGGTCTCATGCCAGACAATGTATCCGAGTGTCCCTGCGAGTGCTAGGGCGATTGCTGTCTCCATTACTACTTGCTAGGTATTTTTGGGACTCTGAATAACAACTGACGAAACCCATTGATCACGTCATCGGGAATACGCTCTTCCATAGGGATCTCCATCAGACAGCATCGGTGGAAATACAAGCAATACATCCCGCACTCTGAATCCTTGAACTGATGGCGTGTTGCATTGAACGTCATCTTCATAGGCTGAGGGTGCTTCTTTGTGGCATCCCACTGCTCCTTCCATCGTCGCATAAGTGTCTTGATCTCAGGTTCAGGAGAGTGTGCATAGGAGTCAAAGTAAGTAATGCGAGGGTACTCAAGATCTTCTCGAACATCGCAAAACAGGGCAATCCAATGCGATCCAGGACCGTCATGCGGGTCCGTATTGAAGATAATCCCAATCTGCTCGTGACCTTTCTTGGCTAACTCGGGTAGCTTCATACTGCAAAGGGAACTCACGATACATTGTTGCGTCTCTGACTTCAGATCAAAGTCGATCGGAATACATCCAACGAAGAAATACTTTGGAAATAGCTCTGCATAGTTCTTTTCAACGTGATCAATGTCATCCGACGACAGCCACTCGTAACGATTGATCGTCCACTCTTTCGGAGCCTTGGGACGCTGCATCAGTGACGATACAATGCACTCGGCAGATCCAGTGGTGCACTTGTCATGTAGGCGATGTTGAATGTTTGTCCACATCTCTTCTGTTGTTCCCTTGGAGATCGGCTGCTCTTTCGGGTGTTCCTTGTTGTAGACGGACCGAAGGCGTTCTACCTCTTCATCGTCAAGCCACGACATCCTTGGTTTAAAACGGATACTTTTAAACCAGGAAAGTTGCAATTCACAATGGATCAGCTTAAGCCCGTCCTCACCAAGTATGCCGACATCACCCGCCGCCTCAATGAGATCAACAGCCGTGCGTCTGAACTTCGCGATCAGCGTCGTACTGTTGAGCTTGATCTTACTGCACTGTACGCAACAACTCGCGAGGAACTCCCTAATAAAATTGAGCTTTCTAGTTCTGGTATGGTATTTAGTGTCAAACGTCCAAACGAGTGGAAAAAGGGTTGGACGCTTTCCAAGAAGGAGCTAAAGCAGTACCTTGACGAGCTACTGCCCGAGCATGGAGAGGATTTGATGAATGAGATTGTTAGGCGCCAAGAGGCTAAGATGGTAGAGAAGGACTATGGTTTTGAGCTCAAGGTTGCTAAGCGAGACTGATCCTGCTTGAGGGTTTCTTCAATCTCTCGTAGGGTGCGCTGAATTTCTGCTAATTGTTGTTTTGCTTGGTCCAAGTTTTCACGAGGGAGAAACCCACTTCGGATCCTTG